GAGCCGTGTTATATTCGGGTTTTTGGCTGGGAACATCGGGAACATCGGGAACATCGGTATCCAACCCAAGGTGTACCCTCTGGGCTTTGTTATACGCCTCCGCGGAATACTCGGCTTTCTCATCCTCGGTCATATTCAGGAATTCTGAGTAAGTAGGGCCGGCCGGCTCCGCCTCTTCTCCAGAAAGGAATGCGAGAGCCGCAGCTATACGGTCATACTCAGCTTTAAGGAGATCGTCAGTAAGGGCGCTCCACTCCGCGAGGTCTGCCACTATGGTTATGCCGGTCTCGCCGGCACCCGGTGATGTAACGGCTGGTTTGACAGGCATGGGCTACTCCAGGTCTGAGGCTCTGATGCCAAGTTTGTCGTAGAGTTGTTTGACAGGATTGGGGAAGTGCTGCGGCATCTTGTCACGCAGCGGCGTTTGCTTGTCGGCCTCTTTTTTCAAGGAGCGGTACTCGTCTAGTATCTCGATCATGACTTGAGCCTGCATACTAAGGTTCTTCGGCATTTCCTACTCCCCTCCTGCCTCCGGCGGTAGCGGCCTTTCGGCAATCTCAGGCGCCCTACCACCGTTGGCGAAAACCCGGCCGTCCTCCAACGGAGTCTCGCGAGTCATCGCGCCAAGCGACGGCGTCCTGCGTCCGTCTGCCTGCATCTGCTCCTCCTCGACTCCCAACGCAGCGTCGAACTCGTTCAGCAGTCCGATAGCACGCGCCTGCTCCCGGGCAAGCTCGTTGATAACCCCCGGATGCTCCCGAACTGCCTGACGAAGCAGCCGCTTCTCTCGCTCCGAGACGTTCTCGGCTCGTGCATCGTCTTCCCAGTACGTCACCTTGTCCTTGAGACCGAGCCCAACCTCCTGCATCCCCATCTGCCGCCGCTGGAGGTCGAGCTGGGGATCGGCAACCTCGAACGTGACCCGAGCATTGTAGTTGTGGAAAATATCAGACGGCTTCAGAAGTTTTCCTCTAGCCCCGATAGGCCTCTTGAGCCGGTCCACCAGTTGCAAGATCCGGCTGGCCGTAATCGAGGCTAAGTCCTGGACCTGAATCGACGGCCCCAGGAACTTGAGCCGACCCGCACTCGAAAGTATCTGCTGCTGCCCTACAGTCGATATACCAGGCTCCCTGATACCAGCCAACTGACGAGTATAAGAGCCTAACTCGATATCTCGGTCCACCTCTCGCCCCACCTCCAGCATCCAGCGCTGCACGTCAGGGGTGTCGAGGAACCAAAAGTCGTCCCGTTCCCCCTGAAGAACGCTGTCCTCGCCCCTGGCAAGCTGTTGAGCCGCCTCCGCGGAATCGAGGCGGCTTCCCTCGGCCGAGTAGGCCTTTCTCATCAGTAGCGTCTGATGCGCCGCCATACGCTGCGCCTGGAGCTTTATAGAGTCGGTGATAGGGGCTAGCAGGCCTACGGCCAGCCTTGCCGGGTCGAAGCCGTCCCCGTCGGTGGCCTCCATGCCGAAGCCTGCAAACGCATGAGAAAACGGCACGAAGCCCCAGGCGTTTTTCTGCACCCAGAGCATGGGGCCGCCGGTCACCCTGAAGGCCTGGTACTTCAGAGTCCAGTACTGGGTGACATCCTCCATGTCAAAGAGCTTTTTGTCTCCCGGATCATAGGGCTGGGAGAACTTCAGCCGAGCCCGCTTGTGACTCAGGGCCTCCAGGTCCCGCACCTTCATCTTGCACTGCTTGACGGCAATCGTCGGCTGCTTCTCGGTGGGGTCCAGGTATACCCGGCCGGGATGAGTGGCACGGGTCCGAATGGGGTTCCAGTCGCGTTCGTTGGCCTTAAAGATGCTCTGACGGTCCTCAAAGGCCTCGTCGGTCTCGTCGTCAGTCCTCTCCGGCTCTTTTGGCCTGCTGGAGAAGTCGAACACGGGAGCCTCGACAGGGGCATAGCCGTACATCAGGAAATGGCGGCCGACCTGCTTCCAGGGAAGCATGGTCTCCATGAGGCCAGCATCGATCATAATGGCCGTCAGGGCTGTCTCGACCCTCTCGGCGGCCTGCTTGTGCCTGTCAGTGTCCCCCACGGGCTCTCGGTGAACCCTGGGCTCGAACGCCAACTGGGTATCGGCGGCGTGATCTATTACGTTGGTGGGAGTAGAGGGCCGATAGGTCTCACGGCGCATACCCGTCTTCCAGAGCGGGTATTTCCTCTGATAAAAGGTGTCCCAGTCCCGCCAGTTGGACCGTGTCGTTCTCCAGATGCCCTCGTAATACTCGACTGCCTCGTCTATCTCGTTTTCTGTGACAGGGAACTTGTCATCAGCCATTAGGGCGTCTCCTGAGTTACGGTAGCGCTTTTACCACCTCTCCGGCCTCACCAGCCTGGGGGCCAGCAAATCGGGTCGCTCTCCCGCCGGGGGCCGAGACACGGTAGCGTTGCCGCGTATCTGCCAGGCAATTCCCAACGCAGTCGGGTAGTCGTCGTGAGCGCCCTCCATGGCGCCGATGCGGCCCCCGTGGTCAGGGTCTCGTATCACGGAGTAGAACTGCGTCAGGCCGTCGGCGTTGAAAACGGTAAACAGCCTGCCGTTAACCGCCTCTATCAAGTCCCCCCAGAGCATGTAGCGGCTGCGTTCGTCGGTATGCCAGCCCACCTCGCGTTTGTTGGTCCCGGTAGTCCTGTAATAGAGCCTGGGATATCGCTCCCGCTGCACCGCCTTGATGGTAATGATACCCCACTCGTTGTCCTCGATGGCCCAGATCGGGTTGCGATACAGGGCCATGAGCTTGAGCGATTCCCAGGCCAGCTCCTCCGGTCCCAGCTTGTTGGACATGATGTCGGCAACGACACCGCCGGTTACAGTATCGATCATGGTCGTCACAGCGTAATCGCCGCCAACGCCGTGCGACGTATCCGTCCCAGCCGCGTAACGGCCTCCGATTCTCCACGGCATATATACCTTGATATGAGGCCCCTTGGTGCTCTTGGCAGACCGGGTCTGTTTCTCCATCTCCTTGAGAATGTCGAGGTTGAAGGCAGCCATCGACTTGGCCGGAGCCAACGCCTCCGGGGCCGTGGCAGGGTACTCCTGCTCCATGTAAAGCTCAGGGTCCATCTTCAGCGCCTTGGCCAGCCCCGGCGCCTCTTTGCGTACCCTGTCGTACCACTCCTTGTCCCGCGACGGACGAGCGTTCCAGGGCATGAAGATGGCCCGCCAGGTGTTCCCGGGGGCCCCTTTGAAAAGATCCTTGAACAAAGACGTTAGACGCGACTTTTTGGCCGTCGATCCCATCAGCATCTGGCCGCCGGCGTCAATAGTCGGCTTGACCGCAGCGAAGTTCATCTCCAGGAACTCGTGGAAGTCAGCCTCGTCCTGAGCCACAAACGTGGCCGTCTCAGACCGGCCTCCCTCCTCAGTGGAAGGCAACGCGATTATCATGGACTCCGACCCCAGCAGCGAGAACTCAGACGCCGCGTCGGCATCAACCGCCTTTAACCACTGCCCCGGCAAGTGCTTGTAAACATACTTGCACTTACGCAATAACGCCTTGGACTCCAACAACCCCTTGGAGAGCAACAACACCACCGAGCCCTCCTTGAACAAAAGCAGCCAAACAGCGTAAGCCGCCAGCAACCACGAGAAACCGAGCTGACGCGCCTTCAACACCACGATCAGCCGGTCCGTACTCAACGCATCCGCTATCTCCATCAAATGAGGCCACTTCTCGAACCTCGTCTTCCCCTTCCCCGGCGGCGGGTCCAACACATAAACGTAATCCAAAAAGTCCACAAACGACCTCGACGCCAACACGTATGAAGCCGCAGCCTTCATTAACTTCGCGTTACGCTTCGATATCTTAGGACCCGTAGCCGTCGTCATCCCCTCACACACCTACACACTCAACGTCTCCACCGGCGCCGACTTCCTCTCCTCACCCCTCATCCCCTTACCCCTAATCTCTTCAACATCACCCTCCCCGTCTGCCGGCAACTCCAAGACGTTCCAGTGCGCCTCCAATAAATCCTTCGGCGGTAATGGCGTCCCCGTCTCATCCTTACAATACTCCGCGTAATATGCATTCATCCACTTCGTCGATACCCCATCCACACAGTACCGACACTCTATCATCGTCCTCGTCCCACCTCCCCCTAACCCACTCCCCGTCTCAATTACACCCCGCACTCGACCACGACCCCTGCAACTCAAACATCCCACCCTCTCAAAATCAACCCCGACCCTTCCCTCGCTCATCTCTTTACCCACCTTACTCCCCCTTCCCTCCTTGCGTACCCTCACTATTCCCTAACCCAAATGGCGAAGCCCTCGCACTCATGCACATGCTCTCCCATTAACGTAAATCTTCTCCATACAAATCCCGGCAGATTCTGGGGACGAGGTTAAAGATACTATAATCTATGGGACTCCAGCAGAACCGATGTTCGTCAATCGCATCTCGGTTTTTTGTCTTGGGGGGGGGAGGGGCTCCCCTCCCCTCTTGGGGTCTTAAGAGGCTTATCTTAGAGCTAGGGTTCCACCGATCCTGTCTGTAGTCTCTTTTTTAAGATTCAGACTCGTCCCCTACGCCAGACTCCAGCGCCTTAGACTCGCCTACGAGCGCTCTCAATTCGTCAAGGGATAGATCGGCGATGGCACCGAGGTGTTGCTGCTGGATGCTGCCGCTGATCTCAATGCGGCTCTCGACCAAGCCTGGCATCCGGAGCACACGGCCCATAA